GCGATCGACGACGGGAACGGCAATGAATGCGAAATGCTGGCCAACTTCTGGGGTAAGTACTCGAAGTGCCGATCCGCATGAGGAACGACTGATTCGCAGGGGCAATGCAATCACGCATTACCTAGAGGAGAGCGAGACAGGCGATTATTGCCTTCACGTAGATGCCTCAAAGGCTATCGACGAACTCGCTGGCGTACTGCGGGAGTTGCTGGACTTCAGTGACATTCCGCCTGGAAAGCACAATGAGCGATGCACGGAGGCACGGCGTCGAGCGGCGGAGTTGCTGGAAAGGATGGGGAAGTGATGAAACTATATGACATTCAAGATTCAATGCGGCGCACCGGCAGAACGACCCGCATGATCGAAGAGGCGTTGCGTCTAGCTCGCGATGGTCGAGCGGTCTATGTGGTTTCCAGAGACCACCGGAAACTGCAACAACACTTTGACGCGGTCATTCCTGGCGGTGCGATCAAGTGCGAGCCTAAAGTGCCTCTTGGGTTTGATTGGACATTAATGCGTAGCCCTGGCAGTCACCCAAATTGTGTGTGGTTGGTGGACCACTACGTCATCGAGGCAGACGATCGGTTTGCTGCCATGTTCGAGGCCATGACGAAGTTCGACTTGCCTGCAACGGAAGGTGGTGCGTGATGGCGACTGGCCGCTCGTGTCCCAGCCACGAAGGCGATCTGCCGCCAGGCGATGAGTGGATGTGCGATGCATGTGCTAGACATGGAATTACTCCATGCGACTGCGGAAGCCACGCGAGAGTGTTCGGAGAGGCGTTAATGTCGTCAGTGTCGTGCGAGTCGTGCGGGTCGTTTGTGGCAGGTGTGGACGTGCGAGACATTCGGGGGCGATGGAATCGCGGTGAACGCGGATGGATCGTGCCTGCTGACGATGAGGGTGGTGCGTGATGCGTGACGGATTCAAGGACTACGACCGATGGAAGCTCGAATCCCCTGAGGACGAGGAAGACCGCCGCGAACGGCAGCGACTCAAGGCGGAACGAGACCGCGACACGGCGGATGAGCGGCGAGATAGAAAGAAGGATGAGTCAAAGGAGTGATGGGATGGCCAAGGGACAGATAACAGCCCGCGTTCAATGCACGATTGAAGTACCTGTCGGAACGTGGAGTGGCGGTGTGACCGACATGGACGCACTGACTGAGCAGGTGCGTCGAGAGGGGAGGCAGATTGTCGCGAAGGCGGCAAGTGACCTGGGTGGATGTATCGTTGGCGATCCCCGTGTGTTCTTCGTGGTGCTAAGCGAGGACGTCAAGTAATCAGCGGCCAAGCCGCAGGAGTGACAGATGAACGCATACGAGCTAATCAGCCCGAAGACAGGACAACCGTGCGGTGTGTGGGTATGCGGCGAGTGCAATCACGTACTCGCAGAGGACTTGGTCGAGAAGTGCTGTCGCCCATGTTCCTGCGGCCAGCCATCGCTCCGCATCACGGGGCACGAACGAGAAATTTAACCATAAGGAAAGACGTCGATGAGTGCTCCCGTGCATGCGGTTGTTATGCCGCTTCGTGTCCAGAGGAAGCGAACCAAGGGCTACAGGTTGCCATCGAACACGGTTTCGGTTTGTCGTCCAGGGAAGTTCGGCAATCCGTTCAAGCCAGACGAATGCAGGGCGGCAGGATACGAGGGGACGGACTTGGAGATCAAGCAGCGTTGCGTGTCGGCATTCCGTGCGTGGTTGTGCGACAAAGATGGATGGCTGAACTGGCAAGGCGACGAAGCGGAGAAAGCAAAGGCGGCGATTCTCGAAGGTCTTGAGTCGTTGCGAGGAAAGAATCTAGCTTGCTTCTGCAAGTTGGACGAACCGTGTCACGCCGATGTGTTGTTGGAGTTAGCCAACAAGTCGGCATAACGCGTAATCGCTTTGAGGGACTGTGCTACGACTGCGCGGACGAAGCCCGCCGCAAGCGACTCGCAAAGAAGCTCGAAGATGCCACACTGGTCAACTGGGACGGGTCGATGATTTTCAGCGAAGACGTGCGAGGGAACCAAGACGGTTGGTTCAACCATCCAGAGGAGTTGCTGGACTACGCTGCCGCTGAAGGTGACATCGAGTGCCCCGAGTTTGCGTTCGTTGGGAAGAAGTGCGTACGAAAGTTCGACCTCTGGCGTGCTGTCGAACAGATGACCGAAGACACCTACGAGGGGGCGGAACTTCGCGTTACGGACGCCGACTGGAAGGTTCTTCAGGAGGCCGTGGACCGCTTCAACGAGAAGTATGCCGTGACCTATTACGAACACGACTACACGATGAAGGTGCGAGTTTCCGCACCGCAGGAGTGACCCCATGCAGATGCGCACCTCGCAGTACCTGAACCCGTATCAGACGGAAGGCCAACACACCAACGGGCCGCCGAACATCTTCGTGCGAGAGGACGATTCACAGCCGTGGTACTTGGTTCTGGACTGCAAGCATAAACACAAGGTTCGGAAGATGGCCAAAGAACTCGGATTTGAATCGTTCATTCGTCAACACTGCGAGGCCGTCGAATGACCACGCCATCGCAACCTGACACCGTGACCGTGCCACGAGAGTTGTATGACTGGCTCGTGGAGTACGCGATTCACCTAAAAGCCGAATGGTTGTGGAAGGGAGTTGAGACTCGACACCAATACGCTAGCGAATACTCAGACCTCTCGCAGCGAGTCGATGAGGCGGTCAAGATCAGGGACGAGAAACCGGAGGTGACGCAGTGACTACCGCAGACCGTATCTGTTCCTTCCTGGAGTCGAAACTCCCCAGAGCGTTCTGGGAGTTCCACGGGCCATCGATTCGGGAGTTCGTGTTACGCGAACTCTCGGCCCCGTGCGTTCCGACATGCGAGCAGTCGATGGCCGACTATCGCGATGGTAAGTTCTCGGGCATCGCAACGGCGATACAGAGCCTGCCGCCACCCGTGGACTTCGCGCAGAAGTCCCGCGTGGAACCTGCGGCGATGCAAGAGGTGATCGGCGAGGACGACAAGTTGACGCCGTTTCCGAGCGAGTTCGCGAAAAAGGTGGCAGCAGTGCGAGAGTATTGCAGTGACCTCAAGACCAACCAGTTGATTCCCATCAGTGGTCGCATCGTGATGGCGGTGACTCCATTCGGGGAGTGTCGCGTCCGTTGGTGCTGTGATCGTGATGTATGGGTGGACGTGAAGAACGGCGTCGTCATGAGCATGCCGTTCAAGTGGCGCGAACTGACCAAAGACGAGGAACAGGTGGTGGTATGAGCAATGAGCCGTCCCAACGCGACATCCAACGAGTATCGCTCGCGGTTGCACTGGCAGAAAGGGTTGTTCGTCAGTGGGATGAGCATGATCGATTCCGTGCAGTCCCAGGAGAATTCGATGCGTCCATGCTGGAACCGCACGGAGTCATCATCGCCAGGAAGTTGATCGAACTGGCGAAGCAAAAGCAAGGAGAGTCGACATGAGCAAGAGCGTCAAGACTCGTTTCCTTAGCGACATCGCCAAGCACGAAATGACCGTGCTTCTCGATCAAGGCGTCTATCGTCACGTCCGTTTTCAGTCGCCAAGCGACAACTGCTACTGGTTTGAGTTGGTGACGTGGCCGTGGCATCTGAGTATCGGCGGCGACATGGGTTGCTACGTGTTCACTCGCACGGAGGATATGTTCAAGTTCTTCCGTCGCGATGACTTGGCAATCAATGAAGGCTACTGGTCGGAAAAACTGGTGAGCACTGACCGGCGTGGCGTGAAGGAGTTCCGGCACGAGGCGGTGCGGCAGTGGTTTCGCGGCAACCTGCGTGACTGCGTCAAGGGGTGGGACAAGGATGCACGGCGAGAGATCATTGAGCAAGTGCGGGAACTGTTCGCCGACATTGACGACAAGTCAGAGGAAGAGATTCGTCGCGAGATCGATGGGATCATGGTGCATCCAGCGAAGTCGATTCCTCGCGTAGGCGCATCAGACCATGCGTGGAGAGCCTACTGTGAAAGTCGCGGTCCATCCCAAGTCTTCTGCGACATGTGGGAAATCGACTTCACTGAGTACAAACACCATTTCCTTTGGTGCCTCCATGCGATCGTGTGGGGGATTCAGCAGTACGACAAGGCGGCAGTGACGACATGAACAAACAATTGAAGTTGTTCAACGGCAGTGCCAGAGACTGTCGAGACTACAACGACAGTCGATGGGATTGCGTTGCGTGCAATGGCGATCCTCATGCGTACGTGGCCGCCTACTCCATCGCCGACATGGCTCGGATGATCGAGGAGTACACTGGCCACAAGCCGTCCATGAATCAACTGCGGACCTACTGGAATCGCGGACGCTGGGGGATTCACATGGATGGAGCCACCCCGGAGCGAGGGATTTGGATTCGGTTTGACGATAACGAACGGCCAGTGAGAGTGTGGCCGAGAGAAGAAAGCAAGGTGACGACATGAGCATCACCTACACATGGCCGAAGTGCCTGCGGTCGGAGATCGTGGCAATCGCGATGAACCCGCATGGCGTCTGGTGGGGATACACGGGTGGGCGACCCGTACAAAAGTCCGACCACTTCGCTCCGTGCGTGGAGGGCTACGTGGTGTTCCTGGAGTGCCTTGACCCAACGCTACTGCCGACGCTGGATCGTGACCGATGGGTGGATAGCCTGATTCTCAAGGAAGGATGTGAGGTGGAGAAGTGAGTAGTACAACGAAGATCGAGGGGTTCGTCTGGCCTGCCGGGTTGCGGCCGGAGATTCAGTGGATGGCAAGGAGTGCATTTGGAGGTTGGTCCGGGTTTTGCCTGTCGAAACCAGAAGGTGGCGTCGTCTGGCATTCGACGCACGAAGACGAGCCGTACGACGGGATCGACCTACATTGCCTTTCGTTGCCGGAAGGCAACACGCCGATCCTTCTCTGGCGCGACGACTACGTTCAGACGGAACGCCTGCCCCACTGCGACATCTGCGCCCGTGGAGTCGTGGACTTCGCCGCCGAGAACATCGAGCCGCAGTGGCACACGCTGGAGGATGCTGGGTGCGAATTGACGCTGTGCCAGGACTGCTGGGCCGATGAACAGCGGGCATCGAAGCGACCATGTAAGACGGTGTCGTTCGTTGGCCGGTGTGGAGGTTATGGTATTTTGAGTCACTGGCAGGATGTGGCGGCGTCGGACGCGAGTGCGATTAGCGGTCATTCGTTCGGGCAGACGCACCTATTTCTCGACGACATTTCGCGTCACTTGGGCATCGTCTCCGAAGACGGCAAGCGGCGGCGGTTCACGATCATCGTGGAGGACGTGGAATGAATGACGTCACGCGAGACAACTGGCTCATTGAGCAGATTGAGTATGCTGAGAGGATCATTGCCACTTGGCCTGAGTGGAAGAAGGGTCTCCTTGGCCGCCTCTCGCAACCAACCCGTGGTACACCACGACCGACTCTCGTTCCAGACTACAGGCACAGCATCCTATGCAGCGGCGACAAGAGCAGGCCGATTGGACATCCTGGATGCTGCTGCTTGACCATCATGAATCGTGACGCAATGGAGGATGTGGAATGATCTCGATCCAAGTTAGCGAATCCACGGCTCACGTCATCTCCATGGCGTGCGAGTGCCTAGCCAGGCAGATGATGGGGCAGATAGGAAACTCGCTAGACCCGCTCCATGCCTACGCAATGGGCGAAAATGGCGAAACCATCTCGATACTGCGGCATTCCCTTCGCAACATCGAAGCGGATTGGCAACATGGCGGCATCTCTCCAGCAGGGGCATCCACTCGCGACATCGCCTGGGACGTGTATCAAACCGTGCGTCAGTGGCTCGCCTATCGACGCCAGCCCGAGGGAGGCTGCACGGTCGACTTCCATGATCCGCTTCGACGATCCGGTGAGCGCATCGGCATCGAGGCCGTGGATGGAGAGCCGGACCCGCGACCCGCGAAAGTCAGGCTGGCGGCAGAGCTAGAAGAACTACTGGGAACCGACTTGGCCGAGGCCGTGCGGCGAGTCAGGGAATGGAAACACGCGGCAGAGAATCAAGGAGGAAGCACATGAGCCGTATTTGTGTTTGGATAGGTGGGCGAGAATACGAGTGGGTGGGTGGGCTGGGCTGCGTCCTCGAAAGCCGTGAGCGTGGCATCAAGGACAACGAGGTGCGGTATATCGCTGGTGAGTTCTTTGAAGCCATCAACCGGGAGTACTACCACCTGATGGGGTTCACGAAGGGCAAGTCCGTGGCATGGACTCCATGTCGCGAGATTGACGCGGCATGGATTCGCAATTTCAAGCGCAAGATCCTTCATTGCGATGACCCAGATTGAGCGGCGGCCTTGACGTTTCGTCACCTGACTGAGTATGATCCGACTACCCGCTGCGACGTCCATGAGGCCGAGTGACTACCATGGTGGCCATGGCAGGACCTCTCCAGCGGGTGTTCTTTTCACGGGAGAAGTGTGATGGATCGTGAGGATGTCGTAGTGACTGCTGCTTTTGTGATGGTGATGTTCGTGAGCGGACTCGCGATTGGGTCGCGAGCGACTTCAAATGTCTGGCGGGAGGAAGCCATCAACCGTGGCGTTGCCGAATACAACCAGTCCAGCGGCGAGTGGCAGTGGAAACCCGAGTTCAAGGAGAAGCATGGTGAGCAAGGAACCAAATGAAGGCATTGGCTGTGCGTGCATGATCATCTCGGTAGCGATCGCCTTTGCGATCATCGAGTGGGCGCTTTCTGGATTCCCCGGCCTCGCCCGTTAAGGAGCAACGCCATGAGTAACTGCAATCCTCGTTGTGGTCCAGGTGGAGAGTATTGGATTGCGTTCATGATCACGCTCCTCGCGGCGGCGTGGTGGGCGTTTAGCGGATTCCCAGGCATCTAGTCAGGAGGCTTCGATGAGCGACTCGCGTACGGTCCATCTCTTGTGCCCCGTCTGCGGCGAGACCATGGACCAAGTTAATCTTCAGTGTGACCCCAAGTTCCAGGCACAGGTCCTATCGCTCCTTGGCAGCGATGGCCGTGACCAACATGGACTGGCTTCCGCGAAGTGTCCACTGGACTCTAGGTGGGGTCGTGGCCCTGTCGTCAAGGAGGTTCGAGGTGAGTGAGCCGCCGACGCGAGTTGATGAACGATGCCCATGCTGCGGCATTGAATGGCAACACCACGCTGGAGCGATCCGACTATGCGAGCAAGCGGCTACTCTCAAGACCGGGATTCTTGCAGTGGCAGATCTGATTGATGAATCTCGTGGCGTACTTGGTCTTCATCTGAATGGCGACCCGGCTTCGTGGAGTGACTTGCGAACTGGCGGACGATTCGAGGAATGGCTTCGTGAGTTCGACGAAGCGTTGGAGTTGTCGAGGCAGATACACAGCAATGAGGCAAAACGAACCCAAGAAAGCAGTGCACCCCATGAGAATCAGTGAACCGATCCGCGAGTACGCCGAAGCCGCCGCCAACCTGGAGCAGGAGAATCGCCTCATCCGACGACGCATCACCGCGATCACCAAGATCGTCCACGAGATGGAGGGTCGGGTGCGTGACCTGAAGAAGCGATCCGAGCTTGACGATGTGCCTCTCTTCCGTGCCGAGGAGACGAAGCTACGCCTCTCCTGCCTGAGCGGCGTCACGAAGCGACTGCGTGCCGCCCTGAATCGAGACCGCATTGACAAGAAGACTGAGTAGGAGTATACTCACGACTTCACCCGTCACGTGATCCACGCACCAAGTTCGCTCCTTCCCTTGCGTGCGTGGGTCACGGATTTTGAGAGCACACATGGACGCCATCGCCGAAAAGCTGCGGTCCCTCGCGGAAAGAATTCGAGCCCTGAAGCCGTGGCAACTGGCGGCGATCGACGACGAGGACGACTGGCCTACCGTCCTGGAGACGGCGGCCACTATCGTGGAGGAGCAGGTCAATGATTGACGACTTTCCAGCCGAGGTGCGTGAGTTCATCCTCGCCGATGCGGAAGCCTATAAGGCGTATCTCGACGAGATGGCGTTCAATCGTCAGTACAGAGGCCCGGATTCTGGCTGGCTGACACGGGAGTTGCTCCGTATCGCCCTGAGGAGACTTCAAGATGCCCAAGCGAACCAAGCGAGATCAGCAGTACCACGACTACGTCCAGGAGGGGCGACATGAGCGATCCACAGATGGAGTCGAACGAGGCGTCGAAGGTGATCGAAGCGATCCAGATGGCCATGGTGTCGCTGGCGGCCGACATGAATCGGCTCATCGTGACGCATGCCTCGGCGGTCTGGGTCTACCTCGCCCTGAAGGGAATCTCCACGAAAGAGGACTCGGCCATGATTGACCAGGCGTATGCCATGGCGGTCTCGATGGCTGATCAGATGCAGGCCCAGGCGATTCAAGAGGGCATGGTCGATCTGACAGAGAGCCAACGCGAGATGGTGCGCAAGGCGATGGGGATGACGGAGTAGAGTCATGCGTGAGTTCTGTGATGTCTATGGCTATGCCGCGTATCCAGGCACGCATCAGCGGCACTGCCACGACGAGTTTCACCCACACCGCGACGCAATGAGTCGCAGTCAAGAATACCGGATCATTCACTGGGAGTGGATGGAGAGGCAGCGATTGCTCGACCATCAGGTGGAGGAAGACCGCCTGTCGCTCCAGATGATCCAACATGCACACGAGGACGCATCCATAGTGGATGCTCCGTGTTTTTCCGTGTCAGGAGAGAGTGATGGCGACGAAGCCAACCAAACCGACCGCGACCAAAGCTACGACCAAGGCCACGCCGAAGAAGGCTCCCGCGATGGGGCGTAAGCCTGCGGGCGGCAAGAAGTCGTGCTGCAAGTAGTCGACCGACGACGCTGGGGAGCAAGGACGCTCCCTGGCGTTTTCTTTCACTAGGAGAAATGGGATGCCGCACAAAATCGTATGGGAAGAGGAATTCATGGCGATTCTGTGGGTGACGATCAGTCACCTGCCGCATATCGTGCTACTCGGTGTCATCGCTGCGTCCGCCGCGTTCATCATCAAGCGGCTCCGGTCCTCGTAGTCCAGGACAACCTGGAACCTGCGTAACACATTGCACCTGATCGGGTGCATGACGCTGCTAGTGGCGGTCGCGGAGCCCTGTGCCGTGATTGTGCAAGCCGTCTTGCACCTGATCGGGATCATTCCGTGAATTGAGCAAGGGTGGAGGTTGACGCATGGCATCGACGTTTACGCTGCAAATCCCGGAATCAAACTGGAAGCCAATGGAAGAGGCGGTGAAGGACGGACGGTTGATTTGGATCCGTGACGACAAAGGGGATGTCGATCTTGCCCAGTGGGATCATGGTGAGTGGAACGCTGAGCTTGGCTCAGTTGATGAGCCAGTTCAATTTGCCGACGTGTCAATCGTTGGGTATCCAGACAGGAACGGGAGTTGCGGTCGCTGTGGCCGCTACCGTGGTGGGCCTTAACGAGGAGCATTCTCACATGCACATCAGCGACGTTCACGAATACAGTCCAGGACCCACGACGGTCGTCGAGGAATTCATCGCTAAGGGACGGAAGGAACAGATCAAGAGCGCGGTGGAGCAGTTGGTTGAAGATGAGTTTGAGCGATTGCGGGAATACGGCGACGAGTATATTTCGCAGGTGGCGGCAATTCGTGCCGAGCGATTTCTGGAGCGAGTATTGAATGGTGACGACGATGCGGCGATGGCGCTGCTTGGCGACAAGCATGGCGGCAGTCGGTACAGGCAGGATGGATGCAATCACGGAAAGCCGTGGGCGAACCTGATCAACGGTCGACTGTTCGAGTCGGGCGGAGTCGCGTTGCGTCGACGGATCGTCGAAGCACATGCGGAACTGCTGCGCAACGAACGGATTGCGGACCTGGAGTCGGTAGTCGCTGGACTAACGCAGCAGGTGCGAGAGTTGATAGCAGACCTGGAGCGATGCCGCGAACGATTGTCCTTTTAACGAGGAGCATTCTCATGGTTAAGACTGGTGAGGTTCCGAGGCCGTCTGCAAAGGAGTCCGTTGAGCGATTGTCTGACGAGCAAGTGCTGGAGTTGATCCGCTGCGGCGTCGGCTGGGATGGGTTTTGTCTATACATACAAACATGAGCACAAGGACCGTCCACCATGAACACCACCAACCTGCTTCGTGGATCGAGCCTGTGGTATCCCGTGATGCTGGCCCAAGAGCGAGGCGAACTCTCGGAGTCTAGGGCGGCGGAGCTGCTGGCGCTCAGCATCAACGACTATCGTGAGCAGAAGCATGCGGCCGTTCAAGCCGTGGCGAGACTCGTCACGGACCTGCCGTCGCCACTCAAGTCACTGGCGGAAGTGATCATGAAACGACCGGACCTACTGGGATAGGACGACAGGAGTAATCTCATGCAATTCACAAGCAACGCAAGCCAGCATAGCCTAGACCACTGTTTTTGCTGTGGCATCCAATTCGCTAAATCCATCGCGACAGGCCCAAGAGACTGGCCTGGCGTGGTCTTTATGGCAACGGGGAACTGGGGATCGACCGTGTTTGATCCGCCAGACGAAGGTCCCCTAGAGGCACTGTGCATACGGATATGCGACAGGTGCGTCCTTGATCGACGAGACCGCATTCAAGTTGTGGGTGACTCGCTTGCCAGCAGTCTTCCACCAATGGCCAGCGACTTCTTCAGCATGTCCCAGCAATCAGCGGGCGGCCTTCACTAAGGCGACTAACCGAATCATCGGCTCCAACGTGCATTGGGGCACTGAAATGCCGATGGCCCGCCACTTCCAAGGAGAGACGTTCATGCCATTCCGACTGATCCAAGATGACGACGGCCACTGGTACGTGATCGACGTGGGCAATGAAGCCGCGTTCTACGCCTGGTGTGCTGCAATGCAGGAGTGCGTTGCCACGGGGGATTACGAGCCCAAGCGAGTCAATGGACCACGTGACGTAGTGTTCGACTCGTGGCGAGGTCGTGAGGATGTGACGCAGCCACCCAATTCACCCTCGGATGCCTGGGCGAGAGACATTGGCCAGTTCCTCGCGGAAGTCGACGACGTCGAGTGAATGCTTACATGATGAGGCACTTTACCTATGATTTTAGCGTTTCATTTGAGTATGCCGAACTGTGCGTCGTGGAATGGTCGCTGGAGCGGAGACGGCCGCAAGTACGTCATTGTCAAGACGTTTCGCGGAAAGCGGGCGACCGAGAAGGCGGAAAAGATTCGTGACACTGGATACTACCGCTACAGTTGGTCTGATGGCTGGAGTGCAGGAATTACAGTCAATGAAGTAAGTTCGTCGCAGGCGGCGAAGTTGCGGAAAGAGTCGCAAGGATTCTGCGGCTACGACTGGATGGTTCGCACAATTTGCGATTACGGTCAGCCAATGGCGGATCATGAGTTGAAGGAGTTTTTGCAGCGGCGCATAACGTCAGTGATGGCCGGGCCACAACAAAAGGATTGAATGATGAGCGACTCCCAGGAAGTACCAGGCGACGTTGATGTGGCTTCGTGTCCGTCGCGTTGCTATGTGCTGGTGTATATTGGCGATGAAGGTGAGTGGCAGTTTTTTAAGGATCAAAACCTATATCTTGGCGTTGCCAATCTCACCGACAGCGTTGAGCACGCAGCCATGATGACGCTGGATGAAGCGGAAGGGGAATGGGGCTGCATGAGCGTCAAGGCCGATTGGCAGGTTTGGTCTGTGCGTCCAGGAATCGTTCTGGATGCAAAGTCGGATCGGCACATAATTCGAGCGAAAAGAGCGGCATTGGAGGCGGAATTAAAGTCTTTGCCTCCATGCACGTAAGCTACTGGACTGCCCTGCGAGTCATCGCAACGGACGGATCAACGCGATCTTATGAACGATTCGGCCGTTCGAGTCATCGCCTGAAAGAACATCCACTGGCGGTCCTCTGCCGACTCGTAGTCAACCGCGAGGGGACCTCCTTGCGGTTCCCACCCATTGGCGATCTGGTCACAGACAACGCTGATCAACTCGTCGGAACTGGCGGCGGTCACGATGGTGTATTCCATGGCTAATCCTCTCTCCAGAGTTCGGGCATCTCGCCTTCAAAGTCATCAGACACGGTCATGGTACTCAGCACCCCACCACCGATGTACTCCAGGGACACGATGAACGTGTGCCCATTGCTGCACCACAGGTAGACATCGACCACGCTGCCGGTACGATCGGGCCGCTGGCTATGGGGAATGAGCCGGTCGTTCTCACTATCGACGATCGTCGTGTAGTCGCCCTGGGAGACCACGACGCGCTCTAGGTGCGTCGAGAAGCACCCGCACCTCGGACACGTCACAGCGACCTGCTTGATGACTTCGTCCGTCATGACTGGGCACCTGGTGGTAGCTTAGAGAAGACCTTCGCGGCCTCGACGTCCGAGGCAAGGAACCGCAGGTCGGGCTTGAACTCCAGCATCTCGGGGCGACGCTTGTCCCCTTGGATCGTCGGCTTCCCAATGGAATGCACGGAGACTTGCTTTGCCTCGATCAAGTCCGCGAGCGTGCGTAGCCAGGCCACAATCTGAGGCCGGTAATCAGTGGGAGACCAACTCGGGGTTGTCACTGAGAATCCTTTCCAAGAGAGCCACCTCCCCGAGGATCCGCAGCATGGCGATGACCCCGTAGACGCTGGAGATGGCAAGGTCGCGATCCGTGTAGATCGGCGCGTCGTGATCGGCTAACTCGGCTTCATCCATGATCGAGTCCACGAGAGCAATCACGGCATTCGGGTCGAGAGTCATATCGTCCCCTGTCCAGCGGCACCCGCGATACCACGATTCATGTCAACAAGATTTCCCTCTAGGTCCGTGACTTCAATTCCACAAGGCGCAAGTCCATCCCCACGGCCATATCCAGTCAGGATGAAATGCAGGTTGAATAGGGCGTACACGTTTGGGACAAGCACCCATCGCCGTACGTATGGATCGTTAGCGTTATGCCATGACACGCGAAACATGTGGACTCCTTAGCGTTCGTCAGCCATTTCTCGCATTCTGTCAGCCAGGTATCCCACCACTTACTCACTGTGAGGCCGTTGCTTCATCCACAGGCGAAGGTCACGTCGTTTTAGATCCAACTCTCGACGCTTCCTAGTCAAGGCTGCATCTGGCCTGCCCCACAGCCAGCGGTTGCGTTTTATCAGTTCATCGCAGCGGCTGATCCTGCGGTCGAGAGAACTTAGACGCTTGCGATCACGCTTCGTAACCGGGCCGGTACGACTCGAACGTACACCTTGGGATATATCACCCATGCTCTGCACCACTTAAAGCTACAGCCCGAAAGATCAGCCACACGCCCCATCGAGAACCGACGCGACGTGTGGCCGCGATACAAGACCTAGAACGGAATGTCTTCCGTCTGCTGGGGAGCAGGCTTCGTCGCCTGACCACGACTCGGCGTGGGCGCATCGACGTTGTCACGCTTGCCACCCAGGAACTGCAACTGATCGACGATGACGGCGAGCTTGGACCGCTTGACGCCGTCCTTCTCCCAGTGCTCCTGGCGGATCTTGCCCTCGACCAGGATGTTACTCCCCTTCTTGCAGTACTCCCCACAGAGTTCCGCCGTCCGCCCAAAGAGCGTGCAGTCGACAAAGGACGTCACGTCCTCCCAGTTGTCCCCGTTCTTGCGGCGGTCATTGACGGCAAGTGAGATGCCGCAGATCGCCGTTCCACTTTGTGCAAACTTAACCTCGGGGTCGCGGGTCAGATTGCCCGCCAAGATGATGCGATTGAAGCTGGCCATGTGTTTCCTCCATTGGTTGGCACTGAGTCGGATTGTACTCGACGAGTCCAGGCGAGTCAAGCGGTCCTTACCGCCTCACATGGGCGATACCTCCTGAAGAACCATAGGAAGCAGCTCTCCGCCGCCATGGGCAAGTACGGCACGATCTCATACTTCAGCACCAGTGGCACGTCCTCGCTCCACCCCCAGTCCGCACCACGTCCCTCCATGAGGCAGTGAGCCTCGGCGCGTCGAGCGATCAGGTCGTACCGCTTCACCAAGGACTCCACGGAGGAGTCCCAAGTCACCTCAAAGCGACGCATGACCACGGACTGGGCGCAATCCTCCAGGTATCGCCACGACTCCCCAAGGAGTAACTTGATCGGGGATGAAATATCGCCGACGTAGGCCTCATGGGCGTCGTGCATCAGTCCGGCGAAGCAGAGTTCCGGATGCAGTCCATCACCCTCCATGAGTCGCACCACGAGAGTGGAGTGCTCTGCCACGGAGTAGGCCTTTCTCGTGGCCCCGATGTAGCGATTGATGATCGAGAGGTGGTGGGCGATGTCCTCGATGCGGACTTGATCCACGGAGGGGTGGAGCACGTCGAACGATCCACCTAGGTACGTGTCGATCGCGGAGGGAGATCGCATGTCACTTCTTCCTCTTGAGGATGGGGTCCACCAAGTCCGACAGATACGACTTGCCATCGATGATGGGGACGTTGATGTGGAGGAATCCACCATCGGGTCGCACGATCTGGAGTCCATAGCCGTGGGACCAGTTCGTCGGTGCCGAGTGCTTCCACATGGGTTGCAGCTCACAGAGGCAGCCTGGGCACCAGGCACCAATCCCTCCATGATGGACGGTTCGCCTGGAAACCGAGGTGGTGGTGTGGGTATGTCCGTGGACGACACAGGAGGAGAAGTCATTAAGGATGTCTCGGGTGGCATTGGCACCGGCTCGATGGCCATGCGTGAAGTAGCAGTGCCCTAGCTTCACGGTGCCAGGAATGGACACGCCTTCGAGCTTATCGCTGAGGCGGTAGTGCTGGATATTGCGTCCTTCGAGGTGGAGCAGGATATCTGGCGAGAGCTTCGAGTAGAGGAATCTGGCGTCGACACCGCCTCGCAGTGCCATGGTGACGCAGTAGGTTTCGATGCGTCGCTCGTGGTTGCCCTGGACGTAGTGGTAGTCCGAACCAGGCGTGGCCTTGGTGGCGAGGTCAAGGAACTCGTTGGCGGCAACGATGTCTTCCTCGAAGGTGTAGTCGCATTCGGCGACGTACCCGAGGGTGTGGTGCTGGGCGAGGAATCCACCGCAGTCGATATGATCCCCGAGGAAGACGGTCTCTTGGGGGCGAATGACTTCCAGGTCGGCGATCAGGGCGGCGATGGCCTGCTTGTCGCACTTGGAACCGTGGGTGTCGGGGATGGCGACGCGGTAGTAGGAACCGCGAGTGCGGGTACGCTTCCCCTTGGGGATGGTGAACTTGGCGCTGTGGAGGCGATCGATATGCTCGTGCTGCTTAGCGATGACGGCTTCGAGCTGCTTGATTCGGTTTTTGAGCGTTCGCTCGGGCGTGACGAGTTCGTCGATCGGGCTTTCCATGCAGTTTCTCCACATCCTTACGGAGGTACTCGGCGAAGGTGGAACGTGCGAGGCACAGGCCGCAGTGGCGTAGAGCCCACTCCAGCTTGCATTTCAGGGTAACTCGACAGAGACGACCGGCAGCCTCGTTCTCCACGAGTTCCCGCCAGCGACGCAGCTTCGTGCCACGTAGGTCGGCAGGGGTGATCGTCTGGGATTGCTGGGAGAGAAGGGATTCAATCATCAAGCACCCCTACAGGTTTCGTGACAGAGGAAATGCGTCGATGGGAAAGATCAATCATGTCCCTCCGAGCATCAATACCGATGCAGTGCCGAGCATTGGCTTGGGCTGCATGGGCCGTGGTGCCGGACCCTATGAACGGATCGAGCACAGTCCCCTCAGGCGGACAGAAGGACAAAACGAAGAACTCGGCCAAGGATAGCGGGAACGGAGCTTCGTTCTCATGAGCCAATGGGTGGCCCATTAGTCCGCCACCGACCTTGCAGTGGATGACATTGCCTGGATTGGCCAGCACGGGAGGAAGGTATGCTTGATCTACCTTCCCCTGGGTGCTGCGTTTCGTGTGAACCTTAGCACCAAGGTCTTGCTTCTCTTGAAAGGTGCGTTTCCGAGTCTTGAACTCGCCATTCGCCTTGCGGCCCTCACCACCAGAAGCGTGCCCAGTGCCTCCCCACTGATCTCGCCGACTCACATCCACATGGCTCGGCCTTCGCCCCTTGGATCGCACGACACCGCCTTCGAGAACGACCGTACCACCACTGTTGACGCTATGGCCCCATTGATTGACTCGTGCGCCATTGGACTGGCGATGACTCATCGCACCGCCAGGAGCCCATTTCGGTGGATGCCCACAAGCCGTGTTGTTGCTCCAGGGAAGTTTCCTGGCCTTCGTAGCGCAGAGCACGGGTTCCCAGTCATTGCGCAGGAAATCAGGTCCACCACTGCCAGGAATGCCGACGCGATGGAACACGGGTGGCTTCCTGAACCGCACTCCATGCTCACGCTTGAGTGACGCCATGAGCAGGAACGGAGTGCAGCTGTACTCGTAGTTCCGCGTCTTCCCTTCCACAACCCAGACGACCAATCCGCGACAGACACGCAGGCACTCCAGGAACCGAGGGATGCACCACTCTACCCAGTCTTCACCTTTGACCTTGAATCCCAATTCTCCATAGAGGAGAGCATCCTCATAGGGTGGCGATGTGACCACAAGGTCCACGGAGTCGTCCTCCATGGACTTCATGACATCGAGGCAGTCACCAACAATTCCTGTGAAGGTCATGAAAACTACCCTTGAATGTCCAGTGTCTTGAACACGATCTTGCGCAGGTCGTCGACGTGTTTCTGCGTGGCAGCCATTGCACCAGCGCTGCCAGTGCCCTCCGTGGGACGCAGTCCACATGCCCACAGATCATCCATCAACTGCTGGGCAGCAGTCTCGCTGATGCGGAGCGACGGCTCGTAGTCGACTCCAGGCTGCATCTCCTCCGCCACGACGATGCACCGTCCGACGCGAGATGTGCCATCGCTGCGATCCATGATCAGCAGTTCGACTGCCTGTCTCCACGGAGCCGTCATGGCCCGAACGGTCGTCTCTCGTGTATTGATCCAACGAGCATCACTCATGAGTGTTTCATCTCCATCTCAATCAACATCTCGGCATAGTGAATGACCTTCCGCAGATCCGCGATGCCGCCCTTATTGCGCCAGCGGGTGATGTACTTGACGATGTTCCCCTCAATGAATCCCAGTCCATTGCGGTGGATGTACTCAATGGGCTGGATGGCGCAGTCCTTGTAGTGACTGCCGCCCTCCTGGCGATCCAAGGCACTGCACTCAGGAGCAAACGGATGCATAGGCAGCGATTCACCGCTACAGCAGCAGCCGCTCATTGAGGTAGCCACGAAGAGTGGCATGATGGGGTGACCATCCATCGTATCGTCTTCATAGGCATGTTCGTTCATGAGCAACTCCTAGAGGGATTCCAGGTCGGGAAGCAGCAGGATTCCGTCGTACCAAGGCAGGTACACTAGCTTCAGTCCATAGAGGGTCTCTGGCAGGATGCTGGGCCTCAGTGTTGCGGAAAATGGAGGCACCGAGAATTTGTCGAAGTCAAACATAACCTCCGCCATCTGGCGTGGACCAACCACCACGTATTTCGGCCTTTCCTTGTATCGCATCTGTAGGTACGCCTCGCGAACCAATCTCACAATCGACTCATTCTTCAGGTCGCGAGTCTCATAGCCATAAATGACTTCAGGAATGCACTTGGAGAATAGTGGTGCCGTGATGCGGCGCACGATCCGTTCCAGCCAAAGCATCCTCTTCCAGGGACGCCAAGCGTAATGCGTCGGCTGGACCCTGATGGACGACTTCTCCGCGAGAAACATGATCCTGGTCGTATTCATCACTTCCCCTCTAAGTGCCCAGCAAGTACCCCGCAAGTCGTCCGTACAGTTCCCTCAGTCGCCCCTTGACGGCAGCGCTGATGGTCTCATCCTTGCCAATCCGTTGTCCGATGTCTCGCAGTCGGGACATGGACCTTGCCTCACGCATCTCCATGGAAATCATCTCGTAGTCGAACTCATCGGGTTCCATGCCGATGTTTATCGACGACCCAGGCTGCGGTACGTTGTGATCCATTGGTGATCCTCGGCCCTTCAATCAGTCCAATCTGGACTTGCTTGCACAAGTCAATCACGGCCTCACAGAGACCGCGATCAAACCGCGAGACATGGCAATCCTCCTTGGACATCCCCGTCATTCGCCGCAGCCACGCATAGACCCCCATCCTGGCCGCCGTGCGGTAGCCGTGAGGAGCCCTTCTCCAGAAGGCGTCAATGTGTCGATGTGCCTCCGACTTGAGGCGAGGCAGGTCGCGGTCCACGCCTCTGCACGTACTGATCCGTGAAGGAGTCACCGATGGGATCTGCCTCGGGGAGGACGCCAATCCAGTAGCGTCGCAGGTACTCACGGTCGTAGTAGTCATAGTCATACCTCTCTTTGAGCCAGAGCATGTTGGCGTTGCTGATCTTCCCCAGGGATGCCTTCGGTCGCTGGAGTCCGTGACACAGCGGGCAGAGCAAGCACGCCTGGCGTCGATCACGGCGGCGACACAGGGAACCGGAACCCGAGGCGAGATGGGCTCGCTGCGGGCAGACCCACGGGGCGTACCAATCACGCGGCTTCTCCGAGCGACCACAGGACCAGCACCAAGGATACGGCGTTTCATAGACGAAGTGCTCCCAGGACTCCAAGTCATCGTCGCGGTGCATCGCTTAGTCCAACTCCCGGAGTTTGACTCCTGAGAGTTCATGGGCGAACAGGTCCCGCAGTCGCAGTTCACGGCGACACTCGACGCGCCGCAGGTGACTCCAGCAATGCGGGTTGTCGCAGCAGCGATGGCCGCCATGGGCCGTACTCGTTTCAGGAGTCGTTCTGGTTTCGGGGGAACCACACTGAGCACAGCCAATGTCTCGCTCTAAGTTGCGAATCTGCCACGGTTGAAGTCGATCATCCATGATCTCGTTGTTGCCTTAACTTAGGTGAACCTACACGTCCGTCTGCTTCTCGTGCTTGTACGTGAACTCGTAGTCGCACTGCGTACACGACGCACGATATACCACGTAGTACACGCCATCTAAGTCAACACCCTGCTCGTAGTCCTCGCGAAGAGTCTCGTGAACTTTGATGGGCTTCTCGATCTCGGCAGCCATCCTCAAGTACTCTTCAGGATCAACCTTTCCATAGGAAGATTGGAGCCTTGACTTTCTTTCGCGTGCGACATCCGCCGCAGCCTTCACACAACGCGGACACTTTGACCAGTCACTAGCAGACATTGCGAACGACTCCGTGCTAAGTTGCGAATAGCCTTAACTGATATCCGCGAGGTTCATGAGATTGGCCTCGGTCCTGATCTTCCCGTTATCATTCACGAAGTAGAGGACAACCCCACGAGACTGGAGTGCAAGGACAGGTGCTGCCTGAAACGCCGCCGCTGCCTTGCGTAGGCAGTACCGCTCCTTCCTGGGGAGCTTTCCATCCCGCTTGCACTGGATGGCCAGGATGACCCCGCGCCTACCGGCAATGAGATCGATAACCCCTTTGGATCCAGCGGAACGGACGACATAGAATCCCAGTCGCCGCAGTTCATCGCGGACCTGATACTCAAACGCCCGTCCTTGCGAGTACCTTGTAGCCATCCATCCCTCCATGAGTCGGATGCGACTAATCTATCCGACGACAGAACCCGTGTCAAGCCAAGGTCTTCATTCGAGAGGATGGTCAGTCCTGGAATTGCTCTACGTCGATTCCGACCCCATCGCTTACGATCGAGCACTTCTGGGTCTTCCTCCAGGAGGCAGTGCGTCACAAGGTATACACGGGCGATGATGCGACGCATGCGCCCTTGGAGTCGAATCTTGAGCACGTAGCGCCCATCGACCACCGTGACCTCTCGTCCAGGGAAGTGCTGCATGTAGGCTACGACGTGGTAGCAGTTCTCTGGGTGCCCATAGAAGTCCCAGAGATTCCAGTACTGGTTGCTGAGGACGAGGCGGTAGCGATCTTCCCCGTGATTGCCAGCACCCTCGTTGACTTCCATTCGCCAGAGGGTGTTGAACTCGATCAGGTCGCAGTGAATATCCTCGGCCTGGACTCCGACCGAACCCAACACCAAGAGAGCCGCAACCATCATGACTCCTCCTCGTCAAGGTCACCGTCATCCTCGTCGATGTCGTGATGCCACCGCATGTCACGGGTGCCACGATCCTCGGGATGGAAGATGGGTAGCCCCATCTCGATCCGTCGCTGCATCACGAGCATCTTCTCTTCGGAACCTGGAATGGATTCCGTGGGCTTCCACTCAGGATGGGACTGCACGTCCTCGGGAGATAGGCGGAGGAGATTAAAGAGACCCCGGCTTCCGGTGTTGCGGATCATCGACTTCCTGTCTATGTGCATCAGAGATAAGAATCCAAGCGGAGACCGTGAGGCTCATCGCCACCAGCGTCCAATCCGTTGCCGTGAGCCAGTCGACGGTCATTCACACGGCTCCACGAACCCACCCTCCATCACGTCCAGTGTCCTCTGGACTCCACGGCGATCGTCCTCGGCCTCCGCCTTAGTGCCATACGGCCCATACTCCCGATGGACGGATCCATCGAGCGAGTACTCGGGGACGCCGGTGATCCACCAGCCGTCGCGACGATGCTCAAGTTTCATCGCGTTTTCCCTTCACGTTCGCACCAGCGGGCAAAGGAGATGATCATCCCATACACTCCGAACCCAACCAGGAAACCCGAGAACCATGGAATCCAGAACATCACTCACTCCTTTCAGGAGCACGGCCACGCTCTTTGCCCAAGGCATACCCAAGACAGAACGTGAAAAGGTGCAGCACAAAGAAAGCGAACCCTATCACGAAGTACAGGTCGATGATGCTCAAGGTTATCTCCTACCCTCCTAGAACGCTGGTTGCAGCACGCCGTTATGTGGACTTCTGCTGTAGGTCTAGCAGCGTTTCCCCGAACCTAATGAATTGCATCGGGCTACAGTGATGAATCACTGTTGGCTCGCCATCACCGAACGGAAACTCACCATCGTGCCAGACGAATACATCAAAACACGAATCGCGATTCCTGTTCCTGCCCATTACGACAACTGCCTTCCCGGCGTATCCACCCATTTGCGGATACCACACTGCGTAGGAGACACTGTGCTCTGTTTCGCCAACCAGCGAATTGTTGTTGCATTGATCGCCTGTGGGCTCTTGTGGCGTTCGCGTCCTACTCATCACGGCCTCCCCCTAAAGCGAACGCAGTGCGAATCCACGACTCAATCACCCTCGGATGGTCCAGTCGTTCACGTCGCGACGAAAACGATTCCATTTCGTCCAGCCATTCATCCACGCTGCCGTACCTTCCAGTGATGGACGTCAGCCATGCAAACACGACGTCCGCGTCGTCATCGCTGTCGCAATGAATCGACACCGACTTCCCAGACTTGCTAATCGTCAAGGCCTTTTCGCGGAACAGCCGCATCGCAGCGACATGCACCTGAGTCGCTTGTTCATCGCACTCGGCAACGTCATCTGGTTGATCCATCACTCCGTTCCTCCACAAAGGCACAGGTGGTGTGCGTACCCGCACTTACCGCAACTCGTGAACAGTCGATCCATAGTGGCCTTCCCATCTTGGGTGAGGCTCTGATGGAGGTCGCGACGCTCCATGACGCTCATCTGCTGGAGTGCGACGGAAACATAGCGTTCCCACTCGTACTCCTCGGAGGGAGAGTCAATGACAGAGGCAATCGCGTCCCGCATCAGCTCGATCTTGGTGTGGCTGGTGAACTGAGGCCAGTGGTTGATGGCCCACTGGGCAAATCCACCGGGGATACGGGCGTTTCCAGCGGCAAGGCATCGCTTCTGGGCGAGCACGACGATGGCCTGATCAGCGGGTTCTCGGGAGAGGATCACGTGCGCAGCTTCTCCAAGATGGCCTCGATCTCCTCCTGGTGATGCACATAGATCGACAGGAGCTTCGCATCGTCCACGAGATTCACCAAGAGCCGTCGCTCACGCTCGGTCAGGTCCAAGGAGAAGACACCTTCAGGGCGAAGGAGGTCATTGACGATGGTTCGCAGGGTCATGGCGTTGACTCCACGGGGTCCGGCACGAAATCCCATTCGGGATGGCCAAGCAGTGCGAAGAGGTTGCGGCGTTTCACGTACGTCCCCACCACGGGCCACGCACCGGGCATTGGCTCTATGGCACAGAGGTGGCTGTAGCCTGGCGATTGAGCAACGGCATATCCACCGCGAGTCACCGCGAGAACCCTCCTGATCGCATAGGTGCCATCGCCAACCGCGACCATCACCGCATCGTTGACGCGAGTCTTCACGGGATCACCACAGCATCCACAGTCCATGTCATTCACTCCTATCCACGCTCCTCGAAGACGTGCCACACGAACTCATCCATCACCACGGTTCCAATGAACGATCGAACAGCGGGAGGCAACACATGGCCAGTGCCGAAGATTTCAATCGTGCGAGAAGCCATACCTTGACTTGGGTCCACCATCGCCCAGAGGCACAATGAACCTCGCTGATTCGCAACGCTCAACATGACCGCGTCAGCGGGCATAGGCACCACCTGAACGTCAGTCAAGGCTAGGGTGTATTTCCATATCGCCATTGCACGCCTCCGTGTAGTCGCATCCTACTCACTCCGGGAACAGCAAGTCAAGTCGCAATCCCTCTCGCTGCTCCAAGAGGACGGGCTTCCCATCGCGACTACCGATCACCACGAGTTCTCGGGCGCATCGCTTGGCGAGGTCGATCATGTTGGCCGTGCCACGTGAGGTCTCATCCCAGAACGCCACGACCGCCTGACAGTACATGGCCATTTCTTCATTGCGGCGATAGCCAGCGGACCTGCCAAACCGCTTCCAGTCCGCAGGGAATCGCTTGATCGGGATGCAGTGCTCCCTGGCCCAGCGTTCACCCATCTGATCCACGCCACGACAGGTCCCAGAAACCACCTCGGTGATCTGCCACGGGACGAGCATCATGCCACCTTGAAGGAAGTGGTACTGCTGGAACGATCGTGACCCAGCGATGACGGTACGCATTAACCACCCGAGAACTTAGCCAGTAGTCGACATCGACGACACGCCTCGGAGCGAGGGTTGTCATTCTCGTCGAAGCAGTCACAGGGCGCATTCGTCACGAACATCAGCAACTCCCGCAGCGCCTGAACAGCCTCGCGGAGTTGCTGCCTGGTCTCGGCATCGGCCACGCGATTCTCATTGCGGAGCCGACTAAGGAGACCTAGGTAGTCGTTGTCGGGATAGCTTAGCCCCATGAAATCACCTCGGTCACGATCCCATTGACGACCGCCACGTTGCAGCGATCAGGTCGATAGTCCGTGGTGACGATCGCATCCAGGCCATCGAGACAGACGATGCGCAGCGTCTTGTTCATCAAGGCGCACACATACTCCGCATACTCGACTGGTAGACTAACGATGATGCTGGCGATGTTGCCTTCCACGGTCTCGACTTCATCAGAGCCTGGATTAGGAACACGCTGGTCAGTCATGGGATCTCCTTGGATGGAGTGTTGGCCAGACTTGGCCGAATCATGTCCGGATGCGTCCGGACTGTCCGGATGTCCGATTGTTAGTCCAGGACCTTCACCACGGGATTGCGGTGACGATCGGCCAGTGCCTCTGCTTCGTCGAGGGAACTATTCAGGTTGACAATGTAACAGCTGATCCAGATGGGACACCACCATGGGCGGAACTTCGCAATGTACCAACCTTCCTTGTCTCGAATAATCCGGTATCGCGTCCTGAAGAACGACTTGGAGGACGCTGGCTGGTTGTCGGTACTCATGGACTCATCTCCGTGTTATCGTTTCCGCAGCAGTGACAACGGCCACAGCAGGCACATCCCTGCTCTCGCCACGATGCCACGCACCTCGAAGACTTCCAAGTCACCATCGAGAGCGAACAGCAGCACCGCCACGCCAGGCCATACCCCTGTCGCTATACCACCCAGGAAGTGCAACATGACTACGCATCCTCCGTGGGGTAAAGTAGTTCATCGACCTGGACCATCCAGTCTAGGTCCACTCCATCGAGCACGCCCGCATCGGCGTCACGATGGATTTTAATCAACAGCTTCGCAGCCTGCACCAGCTTCTGGAACTCGGACTTGTGGATCAGGGCGTAGTCGTTGGGAATGTCATCGGCATTCCGCAGCATCGCCTCGGCATCCGACACAATCTCATTCAGTGGTCGAGTCGCCATAGGTCTAGTCCTGCTCCACGACAACATCACCCGAGACACGCACGAGCTTCCCCGTGGCGGCATCCTGGAAGTACCACCCATCCGACTTCTCCTCGGACAGGACCTTGCCACTCGACTTCCAGACACGTACCGCCTCGCCACCGGAGTACATCGTCACGGTGAACGAGGAGCCATAGGAGGTGTTCTTCGACCACTCGGCATCGGTACAGCCAGCCAGCAGGAGCAACGAGAGTGGCAGGAAACTACGCAGGTTCATAGAGATCCTCGGAGGGTTGGTGGTGATCATGCGACACGATGGAACGGACTCCGATAAGTAGTTACATGCCCTTCGCCCTGAGTATTGCTGCGGCGACTGTTGCAGCAGCGAGTCCTTCCGGCAGAACACTGACAGCTTCCTCGCACGCAGCGAGCAAGTCGGGGGCGGCAGCGATCAACCGCGCGTTAGCCGTCGCTGCTTCTGGAGTCGGCCCATCGTTGCCGTCGCGGTACTGGGCGACTGTCGCCACAACGCAGTCAGCCGGAATACTCCATATCTGCCCGCAACTGCACTTGCCGTCTCGCGCACCGCACTGACTCCACGGCCCAGGCATGTAACCACCGGATGCACTAGACGACTCGACTGCATTCTTCTCGTCACACATCACCATCTCCCTTCCGCTTATGATCTACATTGATGAAGATCGCTGGAACGAGTCGTATCTTACTCGACGACTGGAAGCGGAGTCAAGAGCATCGGAGACGCTGGTAGTACACAAGCCACTCCTATCTCGATCCACACTACCTAGCGATCAAGGTTGGTCAGGGTTCATGCCTTGTCAGCTACACCCTACTGATCTGGGATATCGATTGGTATAGCGCGCCTGGTACTCAGGCTGGCGCTTCACCCGGCGTCCTACTGTCGGGAGATGACCGGCGTCACCGTCAGTCCACCAGCGTCCCAGCCTCATCTTTCAGAGCTAGATCGGTACATAGCAACTCCCTTCGAGGGAGCTGCTACGAAAGAAAACGGCACGGGCCTCTCCCGTCGCTGAGTCGTATACTTTCGTTTGGGCACTTAGTTTAATGACGCACGCCCAAGGTCGAACCGCAATCCACGTCACCCACTAGGCTTTTCCCCGTGAAGGGAAATTCCCCCAGGCCTGGAGTTGTCAGCGCATCCCCGCCACTTCACGCAGCAGGTAGCAGTACTTAGTACTTGGCCCAGAACGCAGGTTCGGACTCCGGTGATTCTAGCGCCGGAACTAGCCGTGTCCTGGAGGTTCCAGAGGAGTTGCCCCACTGTGCGTCCACGGATGCCTACCTAGTCGTGACGTCCATCTACTGACTGCTGGCTAGACCTGATGGGATTATTTCAGCGCCATGGCTCCCGTCAGCTTCGTCGCCTCGGCTGACCACCAGCAATCACGAAACGTCTCACGCCTCTCCACTTTCGTGGAATCGAACCGTTCCCCAAAACTTACTCATTGTTCATGACGCTCGGTTCCTGCTTCACGGACCCGCCCAACGGCGAATCTCCACAGGCTTCAAATCGCGCGGAACTCGCGCTACTCAAACTCAAAAGGTTCCTGGCTGCGTTCACATCCCTGTCGAGAACCAGATCGCAGCCGTCGCAACAGTAGGTCCGCTCGGACAGCGGCATTTCGTCCTTGACCATCCCGCAGCCTGAGCAGGTCTTTGTGGACGGGTAGAACCGGCCAGCCTTGACCACGCTGCCACCGTGCCATGCCGCCTTGTACTCCAGTTGCCGGACGAACTCTGACCAACCGGCATCGCTGATGGACCGGGCGAGACGGTGATTCTTGAGCATCCCGCCGACATTCAAATCCTCGACTACGATAGTCGAATGGGTTGCCGTCAACCTCGTAGTCGCCTTGTGCAAGAAGTCAGCACGCTGGCAACTGATGCGGTAGTGCAACCTGGCCAGTCGCTTCGCTGACTTCCTTCGATTCATCGATCCTTTCTGTTTGTTAGAGTGTCGCCTGGATAGCTTCTGCAATCGCCTGAGCGAGCGCAGGAGCGGTTTTGGCGATTCAAGGGACGATCCATCCGAACCGACCACGAACGACTTCAGGCCCAGGTCTAGGCCGATTGCCGGACCTTGGTTTTCGGCAACGGCAATCTGCTCCTCAACCTGGACGCTGACGAACCATCGCCCCGCCCTTTCCTTGACGGTAACGCTGTTGATCTTGGCATCCGTGGGTAGATAGCCAACTTCTTTTAACCGCAACCAGCCGATGCGCGGTAGCTTGATCCTACCAGACTCGATGGTGATGCTGCCGGTCAACCTGAACCCGCCTAGACCACGCTTCTTGCTCTTGAACCTCGGATGCTTTGCTCTCTTGGCAAAGAAGTTCTTGAACGCTTTGTCCAAGTCGCGCAGGGCCTCTTGTGGAGCGCACTTGCTGACTTCATACATCCAGGGGAAATCGATCGGCTTGAGAGCATTCAGTTGGCGATGCTGCTCGATGGCGTTGCTCGGCTTGCCAGTGAGCTTGTATTCCTCGATGCGGCGACCCAATGCCCAATTCCATGTGAAGCGAGCATCTCCGGCGTGCTTGGCAAGCAAGGTCCGCTGGACGTTGTTGGGATCAAGTTCAGTCTTGTAGGCCCGGAGGATTAGCATTTGTCGTTCCTGGAGACAACTTTCTTCCGTACCACTCTTCACTCGCTGCAACTGCTAAGTTCCAGGCCACCAAACATTGCCGAAGGTACTCAGCGAGAATAAAGTCCGGCGTGTTGCTGTCATTTTCTTTGCTGTAGCGATTGAGTAGTGATTCCAATTCCTTTCCGAACGATAATGACCTGCCATCACGCTCATCTTATTATAACATATCGGGGTTCTTTGTGTCAACAATCCTTATGAAGAGTCGCATCCTGCTCGCATGAAAGAACTTAACCTATCCGCTCGACTTCTCGCCGTTGCACTTCCATCGCTTCCGGCTGAGTCGCAGCGGGCTATTCGGATCCTTCGCCGCCTCGGGGTGCTGCTTCATCTGACCCGCACTGCGGGCACAGTAGGCGTCACCCTTCTTGGTGTTCGGCTTGACGGACGCACCCTTGGCCCCATAGGAGACCTTCTTGCCGTCGCTGGTGTGGTGGACCTTGGCTTTGCCCTTGGCGGGACCTGACTTTTTGGCCATGCGTACTCTCGTGGTGATGGTTGCGGCCAGACCAGTCTAACCCCAGTGCCGCCCTGGCCGCGTAGTGGCACTGGTGGTGTTCGTCATGCTTGTTCGCGTCAACCATGAACGTGATCCTGAGTCGCCGGATGTGCCTCCGCACTCGCTCCAGTTCAGGCCACGTTCGCCTCCCATGGATCAGCCGGTCAATCCACCGGACGTCCGTGTGGACAATCACGCGGCGACCGTCGTGGATGCGCTGCAATGCCGCCTCCATGGTCTCGATCTCGGCCCTCGTGCTACAGGTCGCCTCCAAGGATACCGCCTGTGGCTTGCTACGATTGATCACAAACGCACCAGCCGCACTTCCTTGGTAGACAGAGGCATCTGACCAGATGTGCGTACAGCGGCGTTGGTGGCGCATCCTGGGCCTATTGATTGGGTAGGTCAAAGAGGAGCATCATGCACACCTTCGTGGCATCTTGGCTACTGATGAGACCTTGATCCCGCCACTGGTAGACCGCCTTGACGGCTAGGTCGACCTGCCATGGATGGTAGGTCACGTACAGGTGGTGGAGCGTTCCACCCACGGTCGTGCGTGCCCAAAAGGTGGTGCGGGTGACGGTCACGTGGTTGCATCTGCCAGTGCTAGGGTCCTACCTGCCTTCTCATCGAGGCGACGCTCAGTCTCGGCGACTTTCCTTTGGGAGGTCACGGTCTCGAACCGTCGCCTGCGGTATTCGCGGTGTTTGTCTTCGGCATGTGGCCAGAGTTCCGCGAACTTCCTGACGTACTTCCCGATGTGAGTCCGTCGCCATCGCGGGTACACGGGTGGGTGAAATTTTCTGTACAGTCCGTATTCTGGGTAAGGTGCTCGCCCTTCCCGCTTGGCTCGCATGTGTTCCATGAAGCGGAATATCTCGCAGTATTTCCACCCGCGCTTGGTGTTCAGGTAGTGCATCACCCGCATCTCGCGGATGGTTTCGTGATCGAATGCCAGCATCTTGCGCATGACGCCATTGCTGTCACGGCGGTTGACGGCCTTCGTACCCACGAGCAGTTTCGGATTGCATACCCTCCCGAGGGCTCTTGCGGCGGCGATCGCCTGCTTGGTGTGCATTGACTTCATGGAGGACTCTAGCTCCGCGAAGGTGGCCAGCAGCTGCATGAAGAACTTGCCAATAAACGACTTCGTGTCCACGCCCATGTCGCAGAAGTAGATCGTGACACCCTGCTTCGTCCAATCCTGAACCGTGTTGAGCATGTCACTCAAGCGTCGCCAGGCTCGATCCAGCCTCGACACCACAACGACATCGCCAGACTTCAGTTGCTGGTTCATCAGGCTCCCATGCTCGCGACGACGCAGGTCGATCTTGTAGGCCGAAACCGCACAGTCCTCGAAGTGGTCTCCGCGTTGGAGTCCTGGATTAGAAGCCATGAGGTATGCGGCGTGCTTGTCGCAGATCGTCTTCTGTCCATCGAGAGACTGCCTTGCATCTCCATCGAGCTTGGAGAGTCGGGCATACGAGTAGATCGTCCCGACGACCGCCTTCTCCTCGACCGCCTTCTCAGGGAGGACAAGCCCCTTCCATGGCTTGATGCGGTCTTGCTTGGGGACTTCCTTCTTCCGTCGAGGGCGAGTCCCTTCCCGCTTCTCCTGGGCGGTGATCGAGGCCTCGCGGCGTCGCTCGGATCGAACCTGAGACTGCCATTGAGCCAGGGCGGCAATGATCGTGGCGAGGAGCTGTCCATTCGCGGAGGCAATGTTGAACTGCTCTCGAATGAAGTGGACATTCACGCCACGGTTCATCCACTTGCGGAGATTGATGAGGAAGTCCTCGGTGTTACGGAATCCTCGCTCAATCGAGAAGAAGATGAGGTGGTCGCCTGGCTTGAGGACTTGCGTCAGTTCCCGCCCAGCCATCCGTCCTGCAAAGCGAACGCTGTACGCCGAGGTGGAGTAGTCGGCATAGACGCCGCCATGCTTCTCGTCGGCAGGGTAGCGTGTCTCCGCCAGGGTGTCGTCAATGGTCTCGGCATAGCGCAATGCCGCAATCTTCTGGGCTTCCGTGGAGAGGCCCGAGAGAGTCGATCGTTCGTCTGAAACGCGGACGTAGCAGTAAATCGTCATGTCATGGCTCCTTAGAGTGAGTTGTAAACGACTCACTCCGTCGACGCAAGGCGGTTCATGCGACGCCATAAGTCCTTCATGGCACGCACTTCTCGTGCGGTCGGCTGCTCAGAGTGAAAGACCCTCAAGGCGAGGTTCCGTTCCTCGGAGGTGAGGAGTTGATCATTGCACGGGCGTAGTAAGTCCAAGGCGATATCGTCCTTAGACATCGCCGTCACCAGGTTGGGATTCTTCAATGCACACATTTTCGGGTCCCCACTCATCGCCATAATGGCTGTCCATGTGATCGCTCAGACGTGGACAGCGGTTGCGAATCTGCCGCATGATCTCCACGCAGGATTCGGCAGTGTCCTGGTCATATTGCGACAGGACTTGGTTGTACTTGCGCTCAAACTTCTCGGGGTCAATCAACCCCTCTTCCAGCAGGTACTCGAAGATCGTCATGGCCATCAGGCCAATCTGCTCCACTTCGTCCGAACCCGCATGCTCGTCCTGGATGTCCATGTACTCCGCCACTTCCTGCGGCGGAATGACTGGCTGATCTGGATCGCGTCCATCCATGGCACCACCCCTTGATTTGTAGTGAAACTCGATCGCCTCCAGCCTACTCCTGGCTGGACTCGGAAATCTTCCTGAGCGTCTTAAACCCATCCTTGAGACGACTTCCATAGCATCGCCTCAAGTCGTCGTCTCCACGGGGATTCAATCCGCGATCCTCGCAGTACTCGCAGCAGTAGGGGTAGTAATCAATCACCTCGATGCTGTCGCCACACCGCTTGCAGTTTGCTCGCTCTCGTTTCATGACTCCATCCCATTCAGTCGCCGCGTGAACCGCAGGACCGCTTCCTTGCTGGTGCATAATCGCCCACTCGCGTTCTTGAAGGCCTCCAAGCGATGCACCTTCCCATCACTCCCAGCCCGCCCATGCAGGATCCACCGCCGCACCGACTGAGGATTGTGGTCGATGTGATGCCGAGCATCGCTGACACAGAAAATACGCTCACGCTCTAAGTCAATCACCATCCATGACCCCTTGCGAGAATGCGCTCCCTCTCCATGGTCCTATATTCTATACCAGATTTCGCGTTCCATGTCAATCTAATGGCCAGCAAGTACGAAGCGACTCAGTGCCCAATGGTCGTGCATGGTCGCGGAGAAGATTGTCTGATCTCTTTGAGTACCATTGAGTTGAAACATGGATCAGGCCTGCCTGAATATGCTAAGAAACTAGGCACGCAAGGGAGAACGTGTCTCATATAAGGTAAGCGTGATGAGTGACGTGCAAGGAACTGTGGAGGCTGTGGCCCCGGCATCCGCAGTGGAGACGAAGCCGATTCATGAGTCCTTCCGGGAGGCGGCGTTATCGCAATTGCCGACAGAGCCGGTAGGTGGAGGTGCGACTCCATCGGCGGAGGTGAAGGCTCCCGTGGTGGAGACGCCTGCGCAGGTGAAGAGTCGCGTCGTGGCGGATTACCTGAAGAGTCAGTATCAGGCTGACTTAGGGGACGTCACGGACGAGGATTTGGCACCGCAGATTGGGCACATTCTTGAGAGCAATCAGCTTCTCGAACAACGGCTTGCTGAGCGTGAGCGGCAGCTCAGTGAGTTTCTGGCGAAGCGGCAGGAGTTTGACCAGTTCCTGGCGTCTCAAGCCAAGGCGCAACCCGTGGCGTCTCAGGAAGTATCAAAGCCACTGGAGCCGAAGGTCAAGCCTCTTCAGTACGACCCAGACTGGGAGCACTTGGCCTCTCTTGACAAGGAAACCGGCCTTTGGTCGCCCAAGGCGAAGTTTGGCCTTCAGGCGATCGAAGCGGCAGAGAAACTCAATCAATACGTGCGTGAGCAAGCCGATCGCGCACGGCGTCTTGTGTCCGATCCGCTGTCGCTCTTGCGTGATGCTGGTTTGGAGAACGAGTTGCAGCAGATTCGAGCGGAGTTCCAGAAGGAGCGTGATGCGCTGAAGAAGGAGTTGGAGGACAAGTTCAACCAATTCCCGACGCAGTTGCAGCAGCAGGCGGAGCAGCGGCGTGCTCAGTCGAGTGTGGAGCAGTGGGTTCAGGAACGCAGTGGTGATCTATTCGCCCAGGATGCTCAGGGGCGAGTGATGTTCCGGGGTGATGCGCCGATCACTACGGAGAAGGGGGCGTGTTATCAGAAGGCGGCCGTGGAGGCACGGGACTTCTATGGGATCACGGACCCAGTCAAGGTTCATGCGTATGCGAAGCGCGTCTATGAGATGACGTATCCGGTGGTTCAGGCGGAGACTCCGGTCCCGGTTGCAACTCCCGCTGCGCCGACTCCGACGCTTCAGGAAACGAATGAGGCGTTGAAGCGCAAGTTTCTGGAGAAGGGCAAGTCGCCTGGATCCGTTCAGCCCGCCAGTCGTGAGCAAGCACCTAGTGCCGCCGTGAGTGGCCGGTCGGGCAATGCTTTTTTGCACAGGTTCCGTGACATGGCCCTCAGTGACGAGGCCAACGCGGATGTCCTGGGCGCACTTTACAAGGGATAACGGGAGGACAAGGGAATGTCTGAGGGGATCATTGCAGTCAAGAACACGGCGGCGAAGTACCTCAAAGGTGCAGCCGACCAGACCATTCGTGGTTACTTCTGGCTGAGTTACCTCCAGTCGCAAGGACGCATTGTCATTGGCGACACGGGTGGTGTCAGTCAGACCTGGAATGTGATGGCTCGTCAGCCGGACGTCCGGCAGTCGGGCGATGACGCGCAGATCGTGTTCGCCGAGCATGACGCCTATGAGCAGCTGACGGTCGACATCCGTGGCTACCACGTCACTGATCGGTTGACCGAGAAGAAGCGGCTCATGAATGCGTCGCCGCTCCAGATCATCGACCTGTACGGCACCAAAATGGAGAACCTGGTTAAGGCGATCACCGACCAGTTCGGCCAGGAACTCTACGTCGACGGCTACGCCAGCGGCAACGAGAATCGGCTGTGCGGCATCGAGTCGTTCTGCGGTTCGAGCACCACGGTGGCGGCGGACTTGGTTGCCAAGCCGAGTGACACCTATGCGGGCAAGAGCACTGCGCTGGGCACTTTGGGTGGGTCGTGGTCGACCAACCTGTCCACCAAGCCGAACGCCAGTGTGGCGACGGACTGGCCGGAAGGTCAGGGTGCGAGCGAGTACGACTATTTGGCTCCGAAGTTGGTGAACTACAGTTCGTCCAACTGGGGCACGGGTGGCACGACCTGGGCTGACAACGCGACCAAAGTGATGCGTCGGTCTCGCCTGTGGTGCCATCACACCTCGGGGATGGAGAACGCCCCGATGTTGCACCTGCTCTCGCCGAACCTCTATGGCGACTTCCTGGATTCCTTCGAGTCCAAGAATCGGGCGGTCCTGCCGCATCCCACGGGCATCGATCTCGGGTTCCCCGACGCGGTGAACTTCGAGGGAGCGATCGTGAAACAGGACTACGGCTGTCCGGCTGGAGTCGGCTACGGGATCAACGCCAACGAAATGTTGCTGTTCAACATCCACGACGACGGGTCGTTCTTCCGCGCGAATGGTCCCGAAGAGGACTTCAAGACGAACTCGTACCTGTTCTTCGTGTACTTCTACGGCAACATGCGATTCAACCCCAAGGCGTTCGCGAAGTACGCGGCCTACGCCTAATCACTGGCTCAACACACTGGAGACGAAAGAGATGAGCTGCGGTATTTCTTATGACTTGGGCCAGACGGCAGTTTCTGGCGAACTCACCCACTTGCTGGGTCGGATCGGGGTCTTTGATGACCTGAGCCGAACGGCGGCGGGGGTTCCGAATGTGCTCACGGGCCTGCCGATCAAAGCCCGCTGGGTGAAGAACAACTCCGGTGGGGCGTTGCTCCCTGGGGAAATCGTGACCTGCCAGGCTGGCTATCAGGGCCAGTATGTCGACGCGAAGTGTGGCGCTGCGGGCGTCGGAGCGGGTGTGGTTGATCCCTACCTGCCATCGGCGGGTGTCGCGGACGGTTATCACTTCTGGATGGTCATCGAAGGACCCGTGTCGGTGCTGCATGCGGGCAACGACGCGATCGGGTCTGGCGACCTGTTGGTGACGGCGGCTTCGGGGCGAGTCGATAAGTACGATGGTACTGCGACGGCGGCCACGGAACCGAATTCGCTGTTTGGTCGCTCGATGGAAAATCCGGCCGACACGGCGGGCACCAGCTTCCGGGCGTTGGTCAAGTTCCCTGGTTTCTAAGGAGGCGAGCACCATGGCGAGCGCGAATGTGAAGAAGCCTCCGAAGGGTTCGTCCCTGCCGACGCAGGTTGTCAACAACGTGGTCGGTAAGGCGGAGATCGGAGCGAGCAAGATCAGTGCGACGGCGCGTCCTTCGGTGAAGGTCGGCAAGTCGAAGTAGTGAACAACGTCAGCCGGGAGTGGGGTTCGTCTCCACTCCCGGTTGTTGTTCCTAGGGGAGAACAGAACAGATGCCCTTTGCGGTCTGTCCTGTGTGTGGCACGCCGCCGATCAAGGGTCGGCTGAGTTGCCACAAGTGCGTCGAGGCCCATCAGCAGCGTGAGCGAGCAATGTCGGACAAGCGAACGGTCGTGCAAGCGTGCCGTGACCTGACTACTGCTCTTGCCTCGGCGAAGCGTGACAAAGAGCCTGCGGCATTACCCGCGATCGTCAACAGTTTCGTCACGAACCTCGGTGGCGTCGATGAGTTGGGGAAGATGCTGGTCGAGGACTTTAATCGTCTTCGAGGGGTGGGGCTCGACGAGGAAGAGACCAAGAACTTCCAAATCAAAGAGGGGGTTCTCCAGCGGTTCTGGCAGATGGTGCTTCGCGGGATCAAGTCTCGCGATGAGCTAGTGTCCGTCGTGGACCTGGAAGGGTTCACGGACGACGAACTGAAGGCGGTGTTGATCCCTCTGGCTGCGGAAATGATGCAGTCAGACAAGGAATTCAGGGCCACGATCTTCCGTGATGTCGTGCTCCATGACCCGCAGATGCTGGAAGAACTCCTGGCAGAAAAGTCCAAGGTGGTGACGGTCGAGGCGGTGAAGCCTCCTGCTCCCGCCAAGGCGAAACGAATCAAGTTGGATGCGACCGAGGATGTGGATCCAGCGTCCCTCGCGGAAGACGAGTGACCGAGGCCCCGTGAGTCGATGGCATGAATCAGCGTACCCTGACGAAACAGATGGAAGTCGCCAAGGCACTGGCCGATCGCCGTGCCGAGGGACTGAAGTTGTTTCGCCCAATGGAGACGCAGATTCCGATCCTGAAATGCACGGCTCGTGAGATGCTTGTAAGAGGTGGAAACCGCTGCCAGCCAGCGGAGACCGTCGTCTGGCGAGCGGATGGCACGCAGACCACGCTCGGTGAGGTGGCGGTTGGCGATGAGATCATGGGTATCCATGGTGATCACCTGGATGCACCGATCGTCGCCGTCACGATCATTGACAAAACGATGTTTGAAGAGGCGGCCATCGAGATCGAGACGCAGGACGGCTATCGAACGTCCGGAACGCTCGATCATCCCATCCTAGTGTGTCCACCATCTCTTAGCGTTCATGGTGAGATACCTACATTTGAACTGACCTCATGGTGTGAGCTTTGGCAGGTGGAGGTTGGCTGGTTTGTGGCTGTGGCGAGTCCTAGTCGAGGACTCCGCTGGGATCGAATCACTTCCATTCGTGAGGTAGGCCAGAAGCAGATCGTGGGAATCAAGACCACCTCGGAGACCTATATCTCCGATGGGATCGTGTCCCACAATAGCGGAAAAAGCGTGATCTCCGCCGTCCGGTTCGCCTCGATTGCCACGGGCATCCCGATTGAGACGTCGAGTGGTGAGCTGATTCATTGTCGGCTTCCACGTCAGCAGGGTCGATGCCTGACGATGTGGTGCATTGGTCTAGGTGAAGCCCACATTGGCCAGACGCTATATCGACTGCTGTTCCAGAAGGGGGCCTTCAAGGTCATCAAGGACCGGAAGACGAAGCAGTGGCGGGCCTGGAATCCGCTTGATCCTGACGATCGATCGCGGGAGTCCGAGTGTCGACCATCACCGCCGTTGATCCCGAATCGGTACATCGATCCCAAGGGATGGACCTGGAAGAGTAAGGGTGATCGTTGCTTCTCCAAGGCGACGATCATTGATCCGACCACCAAGGAACCCATTGCGATCATCTATGCGTTCACCTCCTCGGGTGACGTGAAGGCGGGCGATCCGGTCGATGAGATCTGGATCGACGAGATGATCAAGTACACCGAGCACTACCCTGAGTGGACGGCGCGTTTGATTGACCGTGCTGGTCGCTTGGCTTGGTCGAGTTGGCCGGATGTCTCGAACTCAGCGTTGTTGAGCATGACCAAGCGGGCGTGTGAGCACGCCTCGGACCCGAATGCTCCCATCAAAGAATTCCTCTTGAGGATGAACGAGAATCCGTTCCTTCCCAAAGAGGCGAAGACGGATGCCATCAACAGCTGGTCGGCTCAAGAGCGACGAGCCCGTGATGATGGCGAGTACGTGACCGACGCCCTGAAGATGTATCCGCGATTTGACTCACGGGTGCATTGTGCGTTCGGTGAAGACTCCGCCGTGGACGACAACTTGGCGAAGGTGTTGCGTGAGCGTGGTGGTGAGCCACCGGACAACTGGTGTCGCGAGATCATCGTGGACCCAGGGACGACGCATCCCGCCGCGTTATTCGTGGCGACACCTTCCCCGGAGTTTGGTGACTACGCGGTGGTCTATGACGAGGTGTTCCTCCAGAACGCGGATGCGGATCAGCTGGCCAAGGCGATTGCAAGGCGAGCATCAGGGCATCAGTTCTATCGCTTCCTGATTGACAACCATGCGGCAAGACAGACGCCGATGGGGTTCGGCAAGACGGTTCTCCAGAAGTACAGCGAAGCGTTCCGAAGTGCGGGGCTTGTCTCTCGGATGACGGGGTCTGGGTTTTTGCCTGGCAGTGACAATGTGCCTGGTCGGATTGGGGAAGTCCAGGATTGGATGGTCCTTCGCAACACGGGGTTCCCGAAGCTGCGGATCGTGACGCCATTCTGTAAGAATCTTTGCGAGCAGCTGCTGAATTATCTCAAGGACATCAACGGCACGAGTGGTGTCGCGAACGAGTACAAACCGCTGAAGCGACAGAAGATCGACTTGGCGGTGTGCTTGGAGTACTGGGCTGCATCCCAGCCTAGATGGGTGGCACCTCCCAGGGAAGGGAAGCCATTCAGTCCTGCCGAGCGGATGAAGCGAATGATCGACCGGCTGTTCCAGAAGAAGCGTGACACGGATCAGCCAATAACCCTTGGCCCTTCAACGTAGGTGCGTGAATGCGGATCCCTCCGGTTGGTACTCCCGTGACGTATTACCCCCATGCGGAGGCGGACAATCCTCCTGTGGCGGCGATTGTGATCGACATCAACAAGTCAGGTGTCGCGACACTGCGGCTGTTCTTTGGGAACGGCGGTGACAGTGTCAAAAAGTCCGTGCATCACGTCTCCTCGGGATTCCTGCGGGACGAGTACGGCAAACTCACTCCCGGCGCTCACGCGGGTGGAGCATGGGACTTCCATCCATGGTTCCCCGATTCCATCCACAACGTCCTAGGTGACTTGGACGGCATGAACGTGGATGACAGTGAGGATGGGGTGAATCTCTCCAAGTCAACAACGAAAGCTACTGCCGTTGAGAAGCGGGCTGCATGCCTGAAGTACTTCGAGCAAGGGTTCGATGTCGCGACGGTGGCGAAGAAAGTCAGATCGTTGGGCCTCACGCAGGGTGACGTCCAAAAGCTCTATGAGACGGAAGTGCTCGCCACTTCCACATCGCCGTAAACACGGAGGAATTAAACCATGGCGGACCTGAGCAAGACTGCGAAAAACGGACTTCGCAATGCGATGGGGTCGTACAGTGCTGCGACCGAAGTGATCAATATCCTGAATGCGGTGGACCCGCTGTCTGCGACCGAAGCGGAGTACTTGGACGGCGTGACCGCTGGCACGGTGACCGCCTCGAAAGCAGTGGTCGTCGATTCCAGCAAGATCATTAGTGGACTCCAGTTCCCGTCGACGGCACGCACGGCCACCTCGACAGGTGCGACCACGGGCACGATCGCGGATGCCGGTGGACTGCAATTCATTACGGTCACCTCGGACGACGCGAACAAGATCATCATCCTGCCGACTCCGACGCCGGGCACGATCGTGATCCTGCGGAATGGTGCCACGGGCTACGAACTGCGGACCAGCGATCCGGCCACGATCGCCATCAACGGTGGTTCTGGCTCGAACGCCGAATCGGCCATTGCCGCGAGCACGATGGTGATTGCCGTTTGCACCACGGCAACGACCTGGCAGGCCATCAGCCTCGTCGGGACCACTCTGGCAGCCGTCGAAGCCGCCGCTCCGTAGTCCGTACCTTCTCTGACAGAACGGTCCTATGGCACAGTACCTCACTCGCCCCATCGTCGATGGATGGCTCGCAAAGCTGGCTCACGCTCGGGATGCCAAGAAGGCGTTCTCAGCGGTGGGGAAGCAATGCGACTCCTTCTTCTCTGGGGCGATGGGGTTCATGTGGCAGGATGAGTTCAAGAAGCAGTACCTCAATGGTGGGCTTCAGTCCAAGTTCCACATCACGGTCGCCAAGGCCTTTGAGTTGGTCGCCATCTTTGGCCCCGTGCTGTTCTGGAAGTACCCCAATCGGTTCATCCGGTCGTATGACCCGATTGAACTGACGCCGGATGTCTTCGGGGATCCCCAAGACCCTCAGGTGATGCAGGTCTTCCAGCAGGTGATGCAGGAGCAGCAGCGAGAACAGAACATCCAGCGTGTCCGCAACTCGCTGATGGAGAAGTACCTCAACTACTCCCAGCGAGAGCAGCCCTTTGGTGGATTAGCGCAGCAGGCGGAACTCGCGATCACGGATGCCCTCGTCAAAGGTCGAGGCGTCATCCGCGTGGATCACTACAGCTTCCCTGGTTCTGATCGCGTTCTAACGGGTGGCACGTGGGTCGATGTCGACGACTTCTTCGTGGATGCTGACTCGCGGCGTGCTGATCTCAGCGACGCCAAGTTTATCGCCATCCGGCATGTGGAGCCGCTCCATGACATCGAGAATCGGTTCAACTACCAGCGGAACTACCTCCGTGGCAAGGGCGTGCTGGAGTCTTCGGAAAGCAAGGCAGAGAACCGCACCTACCGCGACCAGATGTACCGGGTGACCGGGAAGACGAATGATATCGGCGTCTGGTATGAGGTGTGGTCCAAGAGTGGTGTGGGTGGTCGCCTCAAGGAAGTCACGTCGGGACTGACAGAGGACTTCGAGCGCGTCGTGGGAGACTATGCCCACATCTGCGTCATGGCGGGACTGGATCATCCGCTCAATCTGCCCAATGAGATCGTCCTTGGCTATGAGGAAGAAGTCGCCAAGGCGTGTGAGTGGCCGACTCCGGTCTGGCGTGATGAACGCTGGCCCGTGGCCATCCTCGACTTCTATCGGAAGCCAGGATGTCCGTGGCCGATCGCCCCTCTGGCTCCGGGGCTTGGCGAATTGTCGTTCATGAACATCATGATGTCCCTCCTGTGTAATCGGGCGTGGTCATCCTCGCGGGATATCGTGGCCTACTTGAAGAGTGCCGCCTCGAATGTCGAGGAGCAGCTCAAGTCCGGTGGGTATCAGTGCTTCATCGAACTCAATGATGGTATCCAGAAGAACATCAATGAGTGTGTCCAGTTCCTGAATCAGCCACCCGTGAATCGCGACGTCTTCATGATGCTGGAGTCTGTCTCCGCCATGTTCGACCGTCGTGTCGGCCTGACGGAATTGGCGTATGGACTCAACCCTGGTGGGGTCGCTTCTCGCTCAGCGGCCGACATCCAGGCCAAGCAAGAAAGTCTCTCGGTGCGTCCCGACTACATGGCGGGCAAGGTCGAGGACTGGATGACCGAGTACTCGTGCGTCGAGAAGTTCGTGGCTCGCTGGCATGTTCAAGGCCAGGACGTGGAGCCGCTACTGGGGCGTACGGGAGCGATGCTGTGGGATCAATTGATCGTCTCCGAGGACCCTGAGATTTGCGTCCGGGAGATGAAGGCAACCATTGAGGCCGGTTCTTCGAGGAAGCCGAATCGTCAGCGGGATAGTGCCAACCTGAATCAAGCGATTGGCTGGGTGCTGCCAGTACTCCAGCAGTATGCCCAGCTGACCGGCGATAGCAATCCGCTCAATGCCTACTTCGAGAAGTGGGGTGAGGCGGCGGACATGGACATGTCGGGATTGGCAATGGGGCCATGGAAGCCCGAGCCACCTGAGATGACGCCCGAGATGCAGCAGCAGCAACAGCAGCAGCAACAGCAGCAGGCGGAGATGCAGCAGCGTCAGATGGATGCTGAGATGGCGATGCAGGAGATGGAGGTCCAGTCGAAGCAGATTGATCTCCAGCAGAAAGTCATGGCGCTCCAAGGTGGTGGCGTGGATCCGGTGGAGATGGAGCGTCAGCAACTGCTATTGGACTTCGAGGGTGCGAAGCAACAGCAGGATTTGGCGTATCGCCAGGACTTGAACCAAGTCAGCTTAGCCGCGAAGCAGATGGACGCGGAGATTCGATTGCAATCCGCCATGGAAATGGCAGGGGTGAAGCGTGCCGAAGGGAACGAAGGTTGAGCGTTGCTGCGAGAAGTTGAAGCCTCAAGGGAAGGGGCGAGCGGCGGCGATCTGCCAGAAGTCGACAGGGCAATCTCTGAAGACAGGCAAGTCGCTCAAGAAGAAGGGGAAGTGAGTGGGGAAGTACCCAACGATTAGCGACGATCCTCGCGTCCAGAAGTTCTATGCGAAGGTGCGTCGCAACCTCAAGGCTCAGGCCAAGCGAGAAGGAAAGCCATCGGACGACGTCGCGGATCATCGCTTTGCCGAGATGCTGGCGTTGAAGCAGACACCCAAGTGCATGACCGATCGCGAGTTCTTTGCGGGAATGGGAACGCTGGACCAGCAGTTCAAGCACGATCCTCAGCACCTGAAGGTCATCACGGACGCGGCGAAGAAGCAGGGCTATACCCCAAGTCCCAATGATGTGTACATGCCGGGGGTCGCGAAGTTCCCTGGTGACAAGGATGCGTTCATCTCACCCTCGGGTGGTCGTGGTCAGCTCCGCAAGGCGGTGGAGAAGCACGGCACGGGTGGTGAAGGTGCGGTGAGTGTGAAGACGCCGTCCGCCAAGGAAGATCCTCGCTCGAAGGCGTACCTCGCACCGGACGTGATGAATCGTCTGTGTGCGCATGAGGCCCGGAAGCTGAAGCGGGAAGGCAAGACGGCGAGCCAACAAGAAGTCAAAGAAATGGTCCTAGCGAAAAATCGTTACAAGATGTGACTCACGCTGGGGCCGGGTCTGGCGGCTGGACAGGGACGTCCTCCGCCAGGCCCATCTCATACACATTGGGGGAGACTCGGAAATGCCAGTGGATACTCGCATCACCAAGCAGACCGTCACCTTGACGACCTCGGCGAGCACGACGCCCGCCATTCCCTTGGGGCCGAAGTATCGCGGCGTGGTCTATGTGCCCACGGGGTCCTCGATCACAACGCTGACGTTCCATGTAGCCCCCACCATCAGTGACACGTTTATTCCGCTGTACACCACGGGTGGTTCAGCGGTGACTCAGACCGTGGCGGCGGCCCGAGCCTATCCGCTTCCCAGTTCCTTGGTGGGGGCTGGAGCAATGAAGGTAGTGGGTGACGCGGCGGGTGCGATCACGATTACGACGCTTGAGTAGGAGACGACACATGCCCCAGATTTTGATCCAGTTACTGACTTCGACGCGGTTTGTCACGTTCATCGCGTCCTTCGTGCTGATCCTCGTGAAGGAGAAGTTCCCCGACTTGGGGCTCTCGGAGCAGGACATCGCGGAGTTGTTGAAAGTGGCCATTGCGGTGATTGTGGGCGATACGATCCGCCCTGTGAATCCGTCGAAGCCACCCCTGATTGGCTCGAAGCCACAGTGAGTATCACGACGATCTATTTGATCCTTTCGCTCATCGTGTCACTGATCAAGCTCTCGCGAGACCTCAGTGTCGATCGTCCCTGGGTGAAGGTGATCAAGCATGGTGGACACGGACTCAGATGGCCAGCCCTGGCTCATGGAACATGGAGGAAACTCAGATGCAAGCGGCCTTAGCGGGAATGGACAGCAACACGATCATCCTGATCGTCATTGGGATTGCGGTGTATGTGATTCGCGGTGGAACTGGTGGGGATGTGGTGGATCAGATCCTCGACATGATCGCCAAGATCCTGAATCGCCCTCAGCGATCCTCCAGCGAATGCACGCACGACCTGGACAAGGTGGAGGGGTTGGTCATGGCGGTCAAGTCGCTCCAGGACAAGCTCACGGAAGTGGGTGAGTCGGACTTGGTGACGAAGTTGGACGCGGCCATGCCCAAACTGGTGACCTCGCAGCGAGCCAAGATGTAACGGAGGCTCGGCCATGGCGAAGGAAAGTGGAAGCAACAATCTTCTGATCATTGGAATGGCGGTGCTCGCATGGATGGCGTACACGGGAAAGCTCCAGATTCCTCAACCCAGCCCTGCCCCTGCACCAGCGCCGACGGTGGTTGTCCCTGCCGATCTTGCTGCTGCGGCGGAACCCATCAAGCAGATTGCGATGGGAAATCCTGCTGCTGCGAAGAGTGTCGGCAGCGCTTTTCGGGACTTCAAGGAAGTCGTCTTGCGTGACGAGAGTCGCCTGAAGACGACGGATGACCTGCGTCTCGCCATCCAGACCTTCGAGCAACTGCTCTGGTCCAAGACGACGATCGCGGGATCGATGCCGGGATTCTCCGCTGCCGCCTCGAAGGTGGTCTCCACGGCGATTGGTCTGGAGTCGGTGCCGCTCGATGCCTCCAAGCGGAAGCGTGCTGGCGAAGCGTTCGATGCCATCTCGGTTGCCCTGGGAGCTTAGGTCATGGTCAAGATCAAGCCGAACTGGGGGGTGTGGTGGCCAGAGGATGCGTCCAACCTGGATGCGACGGAAGTCATCCAGATGTACAAGGCTGGGTACGTCGGTGCCTACCAAGACCCCGAGGCGAAGGAGCGAGTCAGTGACCACATGCGGGCCATGGGTGATTCGCCCAATGGTTCCGATGTAGCCCACCGCTATGGATTCGCCGAGAGTGGAGCGGGAAAACTGACACTGCTGTTCCCGTCCGTGACTAAGTACTACGGCTACGAGGCTCTGTCGAAGCCTGCTCAGAATACGGGAGATTGCCAGCACGGTAGCGCGATGGTGCGAATGGCTGATGGTTCTAAGCGACAGCTGGATGGAGTCAAGGTTGGGGAGTACGTCGTATCTGCCAATGGCAAGTTTCGGAAAGTAACTCGGACCATCGAAAAGCCATACTCTGGAGACATGGTCCGTGTTTCTCTTCACGGGCAATTGGATGGACTAGAGGCGACTCCAGATCATCTTGTGCTGGCGATCAAGCGAGGAAACGAGACGCTGCAATGGACTCCGATTGGAGATTTGTCTGTTGGAGATAAGGTGCTTTCTCCGTCTCCAGTTGATGAGAGTGATTGCACTGAGCATATCTTTGACATGGCAGACTTCTGCCCAACTGGAGCAGTGCTTCCTGATGAGCAATGGGGCCGCGATATCGTTCGTAACGACGGTTCGGTGTATTGCAGGCGACTGAATGCACCTCCAGCGGGAAAGGTGAGAGCCAAGGGAAGCAGGCGCAGCGTCAATCGGCATGTATCGCTGAACGAGAATCTGGCATGGCTTGTTGGTCTGTACGCAGCGAAGGGTTCTCTTGACACGAATCATGGAAGTCCGCGTCGCATCACTCTGAACATTGGATCGCACCGTTTTGCGTCTGCTGTCAAGGCCAAGGCTGTGATCAATGAGACTTTTGGGGAGGTGGCTACGATATCGTGCGTTCCGTCTAAGCCAACGGTCGTTTACGTCCGAAGCACCTGCATTCCTGTGGCGGCACTGATTGCTCATCTGTGCCCAGGGAACGTCTACTCAAAGACGATTTCGCGACTGGTGATGAAGTCTCCCAGGAGTGTGCGACTTGCTTGCTTGCGAGGATGGCTTGATGGAGATGGTCACGTTGGTCGCGGTGGCGCAATGGTTGGAGCAAGTTCTAGTCGAGACCTGATCATGTTCATGCGAGACATCGCTGTTTCGTGTGGCCTTGATCCGGTGTGCTCTCGCCGTCCTCCAAGAGGTGCAACTAAAGAGTCGTATCGGCTTAACCTTAGTGCATGCGACGCCAGTGCAATCTATGGAGATGAGGCAGCTCCAGTCACTGAGGGAATGAGTGAGCAACGAATTAAGAAGCCAGTCAAGCGATGCGGCAAGAACACATTGCTAGACAACGGCATCGCCGCTCTGGTGACTAATGTTGATCGCGTTCGTCACGACGGCAATGTCTACTGTCTGGAAGTGGAGCAAGATGCCTCATTCATCTCCGATGGCTACGCGGTCCACAACTGTGTCTCCATGGGCGGTCGTGATGTCAGCCTCATGGCGATGTGCATTGACGCCGACGCTGGCTTGGCGGATGAGGTGACGGGGCGAGTCGAGGAAGTGCCGCAAGTCAGCGACTTGGCCCGGAACAACGGCGTCTTGGCCAATGAGGGCATCTACCTGCATCGAGGCCACAGTGGTCAGGGCATGTCCTGCGACCAGGGGCTTGAGTGGGTGATGAAGGTCGGCGGCTTGGTGGTGCGGAAGAAGTATCCGCAGGTCGACCTGGAGAAGTACAACGTCAACTTCGAGTTGAATGGTTCCCGTGGCTCGCCTGACTGGCTGGACGCGGAGGGCAAGCAGCATCAGATTCGTCGTGCGACCTATCCCGAGACCTGGGAGCAGGCTCGCGACTTCATGGCGATCGGCTGCCCTATCTGGACGTGCTCTGGTTTGGGATTCTCGGATGTCCGTGATGAGAACGGCTACTCGCGTCGCTCTGGATCGTGGTCGCACTCGTGGCATCTTGCGGGATTCGATGATCGTCCGTGGACCCGACAAGTCTATGGATTCCCCTTGGCACTCTTTGGACACAGGTGGGGTTCGTGGAACTCGGGGCCACGACGGATCCGCGACACGAACATCGACATCCCCAACGGATATGCGTGGATTGATGCCCGTCTCTTGAATCAGTGTTGGATGGCAGCGGTCAGCAGCGTGAATGGTTGGCCGAAGCGGAACCTGCCGGACTACGGTTTCTCTGTTCTGGGATAGGTGCCCTATGTTGCGTGGTGGAATGTTGCTCTTGTCGTGCGTGATCTTCTTGTCGGGTTGTCAGCAGCCGCAGTCGCAGTACGTGGACTACAAGCCCACGGCATCGGCGGCGATTACTCTCGCGGTGTTGAGGAAGCCGATCGATCCGGCTCCTGCTCCAGCGCCTGTCGATGGCGACAAGTGCCCTGACTGCGGTGGAACGGGGAAGGTGGGTGACGGCACAGTATTCGTGAAGTGCAAGGCCTGTAATGGGACTGGCAAGATTGGCATGGCACCCACGGAGGATGTTGCGGACGTTGCCGACGAGAAGGCTGCTGCCGCTCCAGAGCAGGTGTGTAAGGCTGGCTGTGAGAATGGTCAGTGTCAGCAGTGCAACGCCAACTGTCCTCAATGTGTCTCGGCGACGAGCGAGTCGGGAGCGAGCGAGGAGTGCTTGGACGGGAGTTGCAGCCAGGGATCGTATCGATACGTCCCGAGGTTGTTTGGTCGATGGCGTCGGTAGTCTGGATGGCGTGACGGGGGAATCGCGATGGCCGAAACAGAACTGCGAACGTATGGCGACATGGTGGAGATGGCGCTCGATCTCTATGACTTAGATCGAACCGCCAGGAATCTCCGTGCCGCTCGACGTGCGGTACTGACGGCCTATCGTGATCTTCCCACGATGCACCGCTGGACGTACTTGACTCGCCGTATCCAGGTCACGACGGAAGCATCCTCCTCGGTGACGGCCACGTATGACCACACGGGCGGGGCGTACGAGCGGGTCTTGACCACCACGGGAACGTGGCCCACGAATGCCGCCTTAGGGCGAGTGCTGATCAACAACGTGGTCTATGACGTGGAGTCACGCAAGTCATCGACGGAAGTGACGCTGGCGTCGGACAGCAATCCTGGTGAGGACGTGTCCAGTGGTACGGTGACTTGGTTCCGAGCGGTGTATCCCTTGCCGGTGCGATTCATTCGAGCGCATCAGTTGGTGGAACCCTCGACGGGATGGGCATTGACTCCCTTGATGCCCAAAGAGATTGCTGGGGAGTTAGCGGCGAAGCAGTCGCCGAGTGATCCCAGTGAGTACTGCCTGCACAATGCGTCGGAATACTACGGGTCGATGGACATTGAGTTTGCTCCTCCCCCGGCGACCGCGAAGAACTATGAGTTCATGGCGGAGGTGACTCCGAGGCAGCTCAGCGTGGAGCGGTATCAGACGGGTACAGTCACAGTGAGTGCTGGGTCAACATCCGTCTCTTCGACGGGAGCGACGTTCTCGTCCAACATGGTGGGGTCCATCATTCGCTTCTCGACAAGCACGACGGTGCTGCCAACGGGGCCTGAGGGCAGTATTGAGTCGGATCCCGAGGGGACGGACAACCCCTACTTTGCTCAGCGCGTGATCATCTCCGTGGACAGTGCGACATCCTTGACGCTGGATGCGGCGGTGTCGAGCACGACTTCGCTGGCGGGAGTGAAGTACACGATCAGTGATCCGATCGACATCGAGCCGAATGCGATGCTCACGCTGTTCATGCGGATGGTGGATCGTGAGTTCGCACGTCAGGTTCGGGCGGAAGATTTGCCGGTGCGAGAGGCGTACGTGAAAGAGGCGTTGGTTCAGGCGGCGGGGGCAGACCACCGCAACATGGACTTCGGTGGCCAGATGGGTAGACGCATGGGCTACCCATACAAGCTGAGTGATATTGCGGTCATTCAGTAGAAGGGGCTGTCATGGGGCATTCCTATGCGTGGTTGGTAGGCCTGGTGGGGATGGGCGTAGGTAGTGTCATCACGATCGCTGTGAAGCACATGTTCAACGTATGACCGACACGGTATTCAAGCAGGCGCTCGATCAAGTCAGGCAGATCATCGAGGACCTTCAACTCGACGGGATCGGCGCTGGCGAGATCAAGGTGCGCAAGTTCCCTTGGGATGATACGCATCCTCCGCTGAAGGGTATCACCATCAGTTGGGATGATGAGGTGGAGGGGAAGGGGACGAACTGCCGTGACGACATTGGCTATCCCATTGTGGTGACCTTTGTTCAGGGCACGGGCAAGGGGTGGTCCGACGACATGAGTCGTATCACGTTCTGGCGTGAAACAGTACGTCGCCGCTTCCTCAATGCCAGGTTAGAGGATGTGTCTGCCACGGGGGTGCATCCCCTGACCTGCAAGGTGCGACACGGCAAGCCTGAACTGCCAGACAAGTACAAGTCGAATTTCGATGTGAGCCAGATAGTCATCGTCGCGTGGTTCCGCGAGCCACGGTCCTAAGGACACACCCGAATGGCGAGTGAGTGTGGTGGATGTTGCGGTGCATGCTGCGGACGGGCACCTGACCTTGGAAGCGAAGCCGAAGGCGTGTCTCAATGCGGTGTGGTCGCAGGCCCGCAAGGCCAAAGCCAACGTCAACGTCATTGCCAAGTGAAGTCGGGAATGGTTCAGCCGCCGTTGATCCGGATGGATACCCGCGAGTTTATGAGACCGAAAGGAAAGTAGCCGATGCCCGCAGTTGTTGCGCCCGTGATGATCCCTGTGGCTGTCGCCGCATTTGGGCATCAGTAAACAAAACGAGGCCGAGCGGCACGGATGCCGCTCAGCCAAGTTGGCGGGGATTCCGGCCCCGCTATTACAGTAGTCGAGAAACGATCTATCAACCGGAAGCAGAATCCGACTTTTTTGAAAGATTCTGAGAAACGAGGGGCCGATGTTGTTCGGAGACGCGGCTATGGAAGGAATGGCCTGGGTATCGCCGATTATCCAGCTCGTGACCGCTGGCGGGTTCGGAGCGTTCGCGTGGTATCTGGTGATCCGCCACATCCCGCTCATTGAAGACCGTCATCGCGAAGAACGAAAAGAGTGGTTAGGGTATCTCTCGAAACGCGACTCTGACGTGAGTGCGTTGGT